AGGTAACGCCGCTGCCTGTAAATGTACGGCGGCCGCATCACAATCATCAGCAAATGATTTCAACAGAGCCTTCTTAACGGTAGGATTTGTCAGCGAACAGATTTCATCATATTCCGCCTGCTTATCGGCTTTAGCCAAACCTAACTGTTTTTTGATAAGCGTCAAACTTTGTTTAGAAAGAAACTGTGACGGAAGTGTCTTACTCCATTCTCCCCAATCACCCTCTTCTGCTCTCTTATTGATAAGAGAAAGGGACTGTTTCTTTCCAGTTACAGGATCTGTATACTTACCCTTTGGATCATCGTAGTAGCTCTGACCACCATGCTCTTTAATCAAGGAACCAAACGGATTATCCGGATCATCCTTAATCTTCTTAAGAACATCTTTTGTCGGAGTGCCAGACTTTTTATTAGTGTTGAAAATCACATCAACGCCATCCGGCATATTATCAGAGTAAACAGCCATACCTTTAAGGTAGTGAGTTCCGTCAACCATAATGCGAACCTGTGCATAGTGAGAATCACCTAAAGACAGGTCTTTCACACCTCTACGAAGTTCGATTACGCCATCTTTATCAACGCCGCCCTGATCTGCATAACGGATCTGTAAGCGCTTTGAATCCATGCTGGCCGGATATTCAAAAGATTTTCTAAAAGATTCACCATTGTCGTAGGAGATGTAGTCCCTTACAGAATGGACATTCTCAAAGTCATAAATATCTTTATGCTCAGTACCTGGTGGACAAATGACCTTAATATTGGTCTGCTTTCCGGGATTGGTAACCTGCGGAACACCGCCTCCATAGATCGGGTAACCTTCCAGTTTCAACAT